TCACAACACTGTTATTGTCTACAGGCATTGGGACGGCTACCCCTCAGGAGCACAAGATCATTTGCACTGTATTCTTAACCACAAAAACACCCTCGCTACTGAACAAGCCAGACATTTTATGGAATGCAATGACAGAAACTCAGGAAAGACAACTACTGAAGAGACCGATCATGTGCATGAAGATTGTGATTACTTTTATCATTTAGCGTGGTTTCCATCTAACCGTGAAGCGAGCCCCAAGCCACAGATAACAGTTTGGAAAAGCACACGATTTGATAAGCACAAGAAAGCTCTTGATACTTTTGGGGAACAAGTAGAAGGTAACTGGGCAGTTTTGTTCAAAGGCTCGTTTGACCACTTTATGATTACTGATTTTAAGTATTATCATGACTTCATGTGTCCTGTAAATGCAGAGGAATATGTATGAAACCTGAAACCAAGTTTTGGAATCTAATTAAAAAGCACACTGATTCTTATGTGCATTGGTCACGTCTGGAGTCCTTAGCGTCTCCAGGAGTGCCTGATCTTAATGGTTGTTATGAATCAAAAGAGATCTGGATTGAACTCAAGGTTCTGACAACAAGAACTGACAAGTCATTCCCAAAGTGGCGTCCCCTCCAAATAGCATGGCAGACCTCAAGAACGAGGGTTGGTGGATGCGTTTGGAACTTGGTTCATCATCCTTCGTCCGCTTCTGTATTAATTATGGATGGAAAGAACCTTGCTCCGAGATTGATGGACCGTGAGCCAATTTGGGATGGACGTCGGTTATTGAGCGAGATGGATGGAGATGGATGGAAAGCTCTTCTTGATCAAATGTGCTCTGGGCGAGTCTATTAGACTCTGGAAAAAAGTCAAAGTTATTCAAAGTTTGTCGGCAAGTCTTAATTGTTCAAAAACCATCGGTGACTCTATTTGACTCTGGACCAAATAAATAAATCATCATAAAGAGTAATTAGGTGTTTACATCAGCGAAAATACCTGCTATTCTATATAAGTAATAAGGCACTTAAGTCTTTTACTTACTCCGCAGAAAGGGAGAAATCTAATGGCTAAATCAGCTAAAAAAGAGCAAGCAACTCAGGCTCCAACAGTTGCAACTTTCGCAGGTATCACTTCATTATCAGCCGAGCGTATCCAGTCACGTGAAGGTGTCAAACCTGCTGACATCGTGGGTTTTATACAAGAGTTCGCAGGTGGCAATCCAAACAATGTCGGCATAAAGCTCGTTGACGGTGTTGATATCAAGGCTGAACTTCCGTTTCCCTGGGAGCTTAAGAAGTCAATGTATCACGAAAATGGTACTAGGAAAGCTGACAAGCGTGCTTTGGTCATGTGGGCTTTAATCAATTGCCAATCAACTGAGGAGCCATATACTCTTCAGGCTTGTGACCTTGACCATAAGAAAATCAAAGCCAAGCAATATCATGGTCTGCTAGACGCACTTAACGGTGGGCAGTCAGCCTCCAAAGCATCGTGGGGCAAAAACTTCGTTACACTCTACGTCATCCCTAAGGCGTAGTCACTCGGGGCGAGGGCTTATGTCTTCGTCCCTTTCATTTACCTGTTTACTTAACATGTTAAGTTTCGTTCCCTGACGGGATTTTTTCCCCTGACGGGGATGGATGGATGGAGATGGATGGATGGACCATGAATCAATTAGACTCAGGAACATATATATACATATATACATATACAATAACCATTATCAAATCACACATCTTGGTTGAATCAATTAGACTCGGGAAGGTTAAGTTAAAAAAAGACGGTAGGCTATTAACCCACCGTCTAATTGTGTTATATTGAATCTTCCGTGCCACTTGCACACTCTGTGTACAAGTGTGGTGATGTCATATTGTGAGGGTGTGCCTCCATATTAGTTGTAAGATGTAGCCAAGTACCTTTGCGTGTACCATAGTCTAGGTATTCATAGCACATACTATTAAAACCCCAATAATAAATTTGACAGTCTTGGTTAGGTATGGTGGGTTTTATGGTTGGAGTGTCATAGCCGTCGTATGCGTCAACCTTTGGGTGTGCATAATTATTTTCAAAAAACCTAAAACCCACTATCATTTTAGCAACGTCAGCCTTGCTCATGTTGCGTACTTTTAGGGTGGTAAATGTGTAGTTATGATGGTCTACTATTTGAACAAAGTGTGTGCCTTTAAATTTATTTAACATAGGATACTCCTTTTGTTGGTTACTTATTACCCTTAGTATACCCAAGCATGTATGTCATACCATACCTTTGCTATCAAACAGAGTAAAAGATATCGGTGAAGCTAGATGGATGGAAACAGATAGATGGAGATGTATTGATGGATGGAGATGGATGGACAGCGAATGAATCACCCATCATTAAGAGACACACCTATTCTATATAGATCAAGGCGGCTCGTCCAAAATAAACTTGATGCAAAACTTTTTATTTTGGAAAGTAAAATTATTGTAACAGACCGTAAAAAGGTTAAATTAAAATTAATGTTAACAATAAAAAAAGGGGTTAAAAATGCAAGTAAGTAGGTTAAAATAATGGCGTTGTTAGCAGTGTTATTATTTTTAATATTAATGTTTTTTAAATTAATTTAACTTTATTTGTATTTAGGGGTTTACAAGTAAATAAAAAGCGTGCTATAAAAAGGGGTGGCATTGTGCCACTTAATATAAACTTAACAAGTTAACAAACCAAAGGGGTTTAAAATGCAAAATACAAATACAAACTACACACCAACAGTAACCGTTAAAACTGCCCACCAACATGCAACCAACTTAATAGCTTTTATTAAAGCTAACGGTGGCATGGGTGCTTTAGCGTTACAGTTAAACGCTAACGCAATGGTTACGGTAAAAGGTAAAACGGTGTTTTTTGGTGGTGGTAATATGCACACTGCTATGCACCCTACTAGTGGCAAGCTAGGGCATAGGGGGCAAATACTATGGGCATTAGTTAATGGTTTAACATTACCAACTGCCCACGTTAAAGGGCAACCATTACCCGTTAGCACAACCATACCAACAACGCTTAAACCAATAGCGTTAAGCGTTATACAGCAAGCCCACTTAAATAGTGGTAGCAGTATTTTTAGCTGTGTTAACAATGCGTTGCATTGTAACCAAAACGCAGTTAACGCAGTTATGGTAGGTAACTTTAGCTATAAGGTAGGCAACGGCAGTATGCTAGGTAATACATATGCCACGCTAGTGCCTAACATAGGTTAACCCCTAGGGCTAGGGGGCAAGGTTACCCCCTAGCCCAATTTAACTACTGTTAACATGTTAACAGTTCCCCACCCCCCCTAGAGACAGAGGACATGTACATGCACAGCACCTTGTACAGGTTTTGCACAAATCATTACCTGTCAGATAATTATTTTTTTACCCCAGCCCCCCTTTTTGAAACATTGACGATTGTCCTCTTGCCCTTTTAAATTTTTTATAATATTTTAAAATTATGGATGGACCACCTTTAAACGTACCTGAAGAAGTATTGCGTAAATACGCTAAGTTGTTAGAGAAGCAACAGCAGATGGTGTCAGCTGACGGAGCTCGCGAAGATTTTTTACAATACACAAAAGCCGTTTGGGCAGATTTCATTGAGGGTCGCCACCATAAGATTATGGCAGAAAAGTTTAACCGTGTCGCACGAGGCGAGTTAAAGCGATTAATTATTAATATGCCTCCTAGACATACGAAGTCGGAATTTGCTTCTTACTTATTACCGAGTTGGTTGATGGGGCGTAACCCAAAGTTAAAGATAATACAGGCGACGCACACTGGCGAACTGGCAGTTCGTTTTGGTAGAAAAGCAAGAAACCTTATGAACCATGCCGATTATAAACGAGTATTCCCTGATGTCAAAATACGATCGGACAGTAGTGCTGCTGGAAGATGGGAAACGGATAAGGGTGGCGAATATTTTGCGGCTGGTGTAGGTGGAGCGATTACTGGACGTGGTGCGGATTTAATGATTATTGATGACCCCCACTCTGAGCAAGATGCGATGAGTCCTGCTGCGTTAGACAATGCTTATGAGTGGTATACTTCTGGACCTCGACAAAGGCTTCAGCCTGGAGGTTCTATTGTAATTGTTATGACGCGATGGTCGGAGATCGATTTAACAGGTAAATTGTTAAAGCAACAGGCACGAGATGTATTGGCTGATAAATGGGAAGTTGTTGAGTTTCCAGCGATAATGCCAGATGATACGGTGTTGTGGGGTGAGTTTTGGAAGAAGGAAGAGTTATTAACGGTTAAGGCTTCATTGTCTATAGGTAAGTGGGAAGCTCAGTGGCAGCAAAATCCGACGAGTGAAACCACAGCGATTCTAAAACGTAATTGGTGGAAGAAGTGGGAAAAGAAAGATTTACCTAATTTAACATACGTTATGCAGAGTTACGATACGGCTTTTGGAAAACAGGAAACGGCAGATTATAGTGCGATAACCACATGGGGCGTTTTTTACCCAGAAGAGGGCGGACCAGCTAATATTATAATGTGTGATGCGAGACGAGGAAGATGGGAATTTCCAGAGTTAAAGCGTATAGCAAAAGAAGAATATGAGTATTGGGATCCGGAATGTGTCATAATTGAAGCGAAAGCCAGTGGTACGCCATTGACGCAAGAGCTACGGACAATGGGCATTCCAGTACAAAATTATAGTCCAAGTCGAGGGAACGATAAATTTAGTCGTGTGAATTCAGTTGCACCATTAATGGAAAGTGGTTTAGTATGGGCTCCAGATACTCGTTGGGCTGAAGATGTTATTGAAGAGTGTGCCGCATTTCCCGTTGGGGAAAACGATGACTTTGTTGATACCGTAACACAAGCCTTACGAAGATTTCGTGAAGGTGGCTTTATAACGACTCCAGAGGATTATCATGACGATACGATACGAGGACCAAGAGCAAGAGTTTACTATTAATAAAGAATCAGTTAAGGTAATGTTAGAAGTAAGTAAATTATTGTTTGAGGATATACCCACGGAGAAACAAATAATAAACACTTTAGCGGATATAAACCGTAGTCGATTTAAAGTAATAGAAGGTGGAAAAGCGAATGGCGAAAAAACCTCAAGCCTATGATAATATAGATCGTAACTTTACTCTGGTGGGACAACCTCTAGAGGGCGATCCTTTAGAAATTGAACTTCCACCAGAGCCCACAGAGCTAACAACGGAAGGCATGGAAGTAACGCCAACAGAAGATGGTGGCGTCGAAATAGGTAACCCCGAGCAAGACTCCATGAATCCTCAGGTAGACTTTTCCTCAAACTTAGCCGAAGTGTTAGAAGATGATGTGTTAGCTGGAATCAGTAGTATGGTTTTAGAAAAAGCTGAAGAAGATATATCTGGTCGTAAAGAGTGGATGGATGCGTATAGTGACGGTCTAAAATTATTAGGTTTGAACTATGACCAACGTACGGAGCCTTTTGAAGGAGCGACTGGAGTAATCCATCCTTTGTTAAATGAAGCGGTTGTACAGTTTCAAAGCCAAGCGTACAAAGAATTATTACCACCAAGCGGACCAGTTAGAACACAGATACTTGGTGATGCTACGCCAGAGTTAGAAAAACAGTCTGAGCGTATCAAAGATTATATGAATTATACTATAATGCACACAATGGAAGAGTATGATGCTGAGTTTGACCAGATGTTATATTACTTGGGATTAGGTGGTAGTGCTTTCAAAAAAGTTTATATTGATCCGCAGCTCGGTAGACAAGTAAGTAAGTTTATAGAAGCAAAAGATTTGTTAGTTCCTTACAACGCTACTGATTTAATGTCAGCGGAGCGTGTAACGCAGATGATTTCCATGAATTCCAACGAGCTACGCAAGCTACAGGTCAGTGGTTTTTACCGAGACGTTGAAATTACTGGTGGCGAGGGCAATATTGATGAAGTAACTGAGACAAAAGAATCAATTACAGGCATAGAACGTACAGGTGAGGGTGATGAAGTGACTTTATATGAGTCGCATTGTTACATTGACCTTGAACAATTCCCCGATATTGATGAAAAGGGTGAGGAAACTGGTATAAAGTTACCATATATAGTAACTGTGGATGATGATTCGGGCGAAGTTCTATCCGTTTACCGTAATTATGACCCAGAAGACCAATTTAAAAGTAAACGACAGTTCTTTGTACACTATATGTTTAGTCCTGGACTTGGATTCTATGGAAATGGGTTAATTCATTTACTAGGGAACCTTTCAAGAACAGCAACGGCTGTTTTACGACAACTTGTCGATTCAGGAACGTTGGCTAATATGCCAGCAGGATTTAAAGCTCGTGGTTTACGAATACAAGATGGCGATGAGCCGATACAGCCAGGAGAATGGCGAGATGTTGATGTAGTGGGAACTGATTTAAGAGGTTCCTTACTTCCTTTACCTTATAAAGAGCCGAGTGCTACCTTATTTCAGTTACTTGGCTTTGTTGTTCAAGCTGCTCAAAAGTTTGTAGGCACAACGGACATGGGAACAGGCAATGTAACAAACGCTGAAGTTCCTGTGGGTACAACTATTGCCATGTTAGAGCGTGGAAGTCGTATTATAAGTGCTGTTCACAAACGCCTGTACAATAGTATGAAGCAAGAATTTAAATTAATGGCAGAGATTATAGCACAAGAGGGGGGCGAGTACCCTTTTGCGAATGAATCAGCAGAAGAGGGACAAAAGTCTAAAGATTTTGATGGTCGTATTGATATTGTCCCTGTAGCTAATCCAAACATGTTTAGTATGGCACAACGAGTAAGTCTTGCTCAAGAACAGCTAAAGTTAGCCCAAACTAAGCCCGAGTTACATAATCTTTATGAGGCATACCGACGTATGTACTCTGCTCTTGGTGTTGACAATATTGAGCAGGTCCTTCCCCCTCCTGCACAGCCAACACCAACAGCCCCCTCTATAGAAAATGGTAAAGTTATGCAAGCTCTATCAGGACAAGCACAATTAAAAGCCTTTCCTGAACAAAACCATGAAGCCCATATAGCAACTCACCTTGCTTTCATGGGGAGTGTAGTTGCTAAAGGCAATCCAGGCATAATACAGATTTTGCAAACGCATATATTTGAACATATTAGTCTGCAAGCTCAAGCTATGGCACAACAAGAGATGCAACAGCAACCACAGGAGCAATCCGAGATGCCTGAAACAATGGGTCAAGCTATGCCTGAAGATATGCCTCAAGCAATGGGTCAAGCTGCACCTCCTGTAGATCCAAAAATGTTGGCTAATAAGGTTGCTGAGATTGAAGCAAAACTTATTTCTGAGTATGTTGAAAAAGAAAAGCAAGTTCTTGAAGCCGATCAAAAAGATCCATTGGTTAATTTAAAAGCTCAAGAGATACAAATAAAACAACAAGAAGCACAACAGGAAGCTCAAAATGATCAACAACGATTAAAGTTAGATCAACAAAAACTACAAGAGCAAACGGCTATCCAACAACAACGTATAAACAGCACCGAAGACATAGCACAAATGAGGGCAAAAATAGCTATGCAAAGACAACAACAAAATACTAACCAAAAAGGTGGTCAATAGTGGCATATGATCCTTCCGACTTTGGACAAAACTCTCCTGAAGAATCAGCAGCAGGAATTGCGAATGCTATAGCTAGCTCTAGAGGCGAAGCCCAAACTTACACAACAAAAGATTTTCAAGACGACAGCAGAGATGCTGGTCCAGCCCCTGTTTACGATAAGCGAACCCAAACTTCAAGCAACGATGCAAACAGTAACGGGATACTCGGTGTCTTCCAAAAAATGATTGGGTATAAACCTAACTTATCAATGTCCAAAAATATGTATAATATGATGGTTCCTGGACAAAACACCCCTTTTGGTGGTTTGACTTATTTTACCCCAGCTTTGGGGATTAGTAGGGCTGCTCAACTTGGCTTTAGTTTAGCAAATAGAGGGATAGGCGAACTTATCGGTCCTGCGAAAACACAAGCTGAAATAGATGCTACCCCTGTGTACGATATGCGAACCCAACCTCCAGGACCACCAACGAACATGGGAATAGAAAGTGGCTATCAAGGTGCTGGGCTTCCATCAATTTCTATGCAATCATTACCTCAACTATATGGCGACAACTTTTACGAATAGGAGATTAAAATGGCAGATGAAGAAAGAGTAAAAAGTCTACGATCACAAAAGAAAGAATTAGACCCGAATAACCCTGATCATATGGAAATAAAAGAAATTCTTGAGGCTGAATTATTTCAGTTAACAGGAAAGCCTTACAATATGGGTGGTATGGTTAGAGGTTATAATATGGGCGGTATGGCTGGTGGATATAATATGGGGGGCATGATGAACAATAGAGTAATGCCCACTAATAAAATGACTGGCAGAAGATTTATGAAAGGCGGTATGGCTTACAATAAACCTGAAAAAATGAATATGGGTGGCGAAGTTTCTCGTGGTGGTCGCAAATCTATGCAAGGCATAAAATTCAGAGGTCTGAAATAAATGTCAAAGCCTAGTATCATTGAAGTTAAAGCTCAGATAGACACACATGAAGCTGTGTGTGCCGAGAGGTGGAAAGAAACGATACTCAGAATAAAACGCATTGAACATATTATGATTGCAACAAGTGGTACTGCTATTGTTTTATTAATAGGCTTATTAGTAAGATGAAGAAGACTTTACAAAATGATAGCAAATATAATGACTATGATTTAGATGGCGACGGTATTGTTACTGATGAAGAATTAGAAAACGCTAAAGCCATGAAGGAAACAGAAACTTTACTAAGAAAACAACTAGCACAATTAAGAATGGCAAGAGCCACTTTAATAGCAATGGGTGTTTTTACATTTATGATGTTTATGCCTTTTATGAGTGTGGAGAGGATTAATGCTTTATCAGATATTAGTAATTTATTTTACATATCTGGGGCTGGTATCGTTGGTGCTTATATGGGTACAACAGCTTGGATGAATAAAAAGTGACAGCCTTTATGCTGATGTGTTATATCGGCACACAAATGGAAGGCGGGATATATTTTAAAAATGTTAATGATTGTATGCACTATAGAAACGCATTACATAATCAAACGATTATGAAGGGTGAAAAGGAAGAACTATATCAATGTATGTGTAAATTGATACCAACCATAGATTCAAAGAAAGTGAAGGTGTACTAATGAAGGGCGTAAAACATTATTTAAAGAATGGAACTGAGTTTAAGGGTAAGACTCATAAGATGAAAGACGGAGCATTGCATACTGGTGCAACTCATAC